ACTTCGGTAAAAAACGAGTTCAACAAAAAGCGAAAGGATATTCTTGATAATGATAAACTGTCATCTGATAATAAGGATAAGGCATTGGAAGCGTTGGACAAGGCGGAAAAGATTAGACTAGCAACGATAGAATTAAATAAGGCAAATAGCAAATATGCAGAGGCCATCAAAGAATTAAAGGAAGCACAGGACGAATTAGATAATGTGGACCAGACTTACGATCCTTCTATTGGATTGGAAGCATCAAAAAAGAGGGCAGACGAAAAAGTTAATTCCGCAAATAATAAAGTTGCATCCACAGGTGAAGCTGCTAATACGGCTCAGACCAATCTTAATGGTTTGACTGAAAATCCAAAGCAACAATATTCATCAATTGGAAAGTTTTTAGGATTTGATAATGCAAATACTGATTTAGGTAAGCAGCAATATGCAGCATTAGCAAGTACTATTTCTGCTTCTTATCAGTTTGCGGGTCAGGCGATGAACACATATTTCGATACTGAACGTATTCGTATCGAGAACAGTCTAAAGCTTGCTGAAAGACAAATCGATGCAACTAAACGTGTTGCATTAGGTCATGCACAAAGTGCAGCAGAGACTGATACCATAGAAAGAAGGGCAGAAGCGCAAAAGTTAGCAGCTCAAAAATCTGCCTTTGAACAGAATAAGAAAATGCAAAAGGCACAAGCCGAAATATCTTTGGCAACTCAATTGGCAAATATTGGTGCAGTTGCATTTACTCCAAATGAAGAAAATTTAGTTTCAGGGGGTATATGGGGTACTATATTCTATGCAGTACAAGCTGCTTTAGCAGTTGGTGAATATGCCATGAATGTTCAAAAAATTAATTCTGCGCAGTTCGCAACGGGTGGTAAAATTGTAGGATTAAGCAGTGGAAAGATTACAACTACCAGTAATATTCCTGCACGTAGTAACGGTGACAATGTTTTGGCAACAGTAAAGACGGGTGAAGTAATATTGAATGAAAGTCAGCAAAAGGCTTTGGGAGGTGATGCTACATTCGCATCTATTGGAGTGCCTGGATTTGCTGGAGGTGGCTATACGGGATGGAAACCATTGGGAAATCAGGATTTGGGTTCTATTCTCAAAGCACCTATCAATCCAGCTTCTTTCTTATTGGGGAATAATAATAATAATAATAGTAATCAGTATGTTTCGAAGGATATAGAAGAAATGAAGGCAATGATTAAAGAAAATGCCCGTCAGGTTTCCGAAACAGCAGAACATGTGAAAAATATACAGGTACATGTAGTAAGTAAACAAATGACTAACCAACAAAGGAAGGATTCAATACAAGCTAGTATAGGAAGGCTTGGTTAATACTCAATAATAACAATCAGATATGGAAAATCAAGACAAATATTTTACACCACTCGACAATGACTTGCAGCAGCTTGCTATGCTTGATTGGGTGGCATTTGTGAAATTGATAGGGGAGGATGCCATCATAGCTGCCAAAGTATGCTTATTGAAATCTCGTGGGCGTTCTTTAAATCAAACAGCTTCAAGGCTTCACATTACAAAGAGTCAGGTAGAGACAAGATGTAAGAGATGTCCTGTTTATTCCGTAGGTAAACAAGAGGTCAGAGATTGATGTTTTTGAAAATATAAAGTTAACCTATGCAAATTCAAGTAAACTATCTATATTCTCTACAACTATTTTATGTTTTCGTAATGCCTTTTTCACTTTAAAGACAATCTTTTGGAAATCTGGTTGTATAAATTCATTTCTTGAAAAATAAATCAACTTCTTGAATTGAATTGGGTCTTTAATTATCTGAATCATCCTGCCATTGGAAACACTTGGCATTTCACCAGCTTCATAATTTCGGTAAATGTTTACACCAATTCCCAATATCTCTGACATCTTTTTTGCCGACAAGCCATATTGTAGCCTAATATTCTTTATCTCATTAGGAAAAGGAATTCCATATTTGTTTCTATAGGCATCATAAACCTGACCAAGGTTCAATCCGTCCAACTCATCATCTGTAAACTGTTTGCCTGTATCAATACACTTATAATAATGGAATATTATAGTATAATCCTCCTTACAGAATTTGAACACCCTTTCTTCAGCGATCCTTTGTACTTCCCCATTTGTAAACGGACTATTCATTTTAATAAGTTTTATAATTTTAATAAAATATGATATAACATTACTTACCTTTCGTCTTTAGAGGATAGGTAAGTTTTCTTTCAGAAACATGAAAAGAGATACATATTGCACTTTGATTAGCTGTTGCCAAATATAGAAAGAACTGAAATTGAAAGCAAATCACAACATTCTATATCTGCTTGTGTTGCCATATCCTTAATGCAAATATACATTTATATTACAAATACAACTTTAAAGTTGTATTTTGAACAAATTGAATCTACTTTAAATTTTATTATGATAGCAAAATATCTATCTAACAAAAGCCAATCTAATCAAAACTTCTTATCCCACTAAATTAACAAGTTTCCTAATCTTTAAGAAGGAAGTAATTAAAGTAATTACTTTTATTGAAATTTCAGTCCATCTTTGGGTTATAAATGAAGGCACAGATACAAATATTTAATTACTCACTCTTCAATCAGGCTTCTGACAGTATTGATGTGCATATCGACGGAGACATCGTTGATGCTCCCACACAAGAAATGTATAAGAATTATTGGGGTGACGAAACTTCAGTTTCCTTCAAATCATTTAGAGATGAAATTGAAAAGGAAAAGGAAAAATTAAAGACTGTTAACCTTTTCGTTAATTGTCTTGGTGGACATGTAGGTGATGCATTAGCAATGCATGACTATTTGGATAATTTAGAAAGTAATGGCATCATCGTAAATAGGGTTGGACGTGGCATTATTGCAAGTGCCGGCACTTACCTATTAATGGGTAAGAACAGCAAGATGACAAAGAACAGTACTATGATTATCCATAACATGCAGGGTGGAATCAGTGGTNGTGTGAATGAAATTGAGAATTATGCCAAGATGATGCGTACTTACAACGACCTTGTAACCAAGATGTACGTTGACCAAACAGGACTTCATACAAATAAGATTGCTGACATGATGAATAAGGAAACTACACTCACTGCTGATGATGCAAAGAGTTCAGGATTCATCAAGGAAATTGTTGAGCAGCAAAATTTCACCAATGCCATTAATCCAGAACGGTTTCCATTCAAGAACAAGGCAATTTTAAATCATTATAATTCTTTTATCACACCCGTAAATAATACTATTATGGATACGACAAAAATTACAGAAACCATTCAGAATGGTTTCGCAGCATTGCTTGAAAAATTAGGCGTTAGCAATAAGGCTGGAGAAGATTCTATAAAGAATGCCTGCACTGAGTTTGCAACATCAATTACCAATTCCATCAAGGAAAGTAACAAGCCCGATGAGGCTACCATCAAGAATTTGGTTGATGCTGGTATTGCAGATGCAATAAAAAACTTCGCTACCAAGGAAGATGTGAAGACAGGTGTTGCCGATGCGTTGAAAAACGTGGTCAATAAGGATGATTTGAAGACACAGGTTGAAACGCTTCAAAATGCCATCATTGAGAAATTGGGTGATGAGAGCGGAGGAAAGAAAACAGAAGAAGGCAAGAAACGAGTGGGCAATAAGTGGGGGTCTGCTGTACTATGGTCCGGTGAATAGGTTCATTACTTTATTAAAAATTATTAGTTAACTATTTCAATTATTTTTTTATGCAATCAATAGATAATAGTGGTGTTGTAAATTATCTGGCACCAAGAAACGTTTTAGCAGCTTCCGTAGCATTCGTTTATAATAACGGAAGTGTTTATACTTCTACACCAAGTGTAGGTATCACTGGAGGTGGTGGTACAGGTGCAACTGCAACAGCAGTCGTTACTAATGGTAGGGTTACTGCCATCAACGTTACAGCAGGTGGAACTGGTTATACAACTGCACCAACAATCGCTATCACTGGTGGTGGCGGAACTGGAGCAACAGCTGTTGCAACTGTTGCAGGTGGAGTTGTTACAGGTATTACTGTTACCAATACAGGAACAGGTCAGACAATCCTTGTTACTGACAATACTGTTTATCCTTCTGGAGATAGTAGAGCAGTTGTGAATATTGATGTGTATGACAAGTTCAGAACAAAGGTGAGTGCATCCATCCAAGCTGGTTCAACAATAGAAACCGTCACTGTTGATGCTGCATTGCCTAACCCTAATCCAGAAGTGCCTACTCCTGTTCAAGAAGCAGATTCTGCTGTTGGTAGTAACAGTGTTTTGATTGATGTATCAAGTTTAAAGAGTAATTATGGTTTTGCTTTAGAAGCTGTAGTGGTCAGTACTAACCGCTTGAATAAAGCAGGAACTGCATTTGGTATCAATCAGGCATTTAATGCTGGTAACCTATTAATGGAACTTTAGTAGGTAGTAAACAATATTTTTCAACTATTTCAATTTTAATAAAATGGCAAAAGGAAATTTACAAGCATTCAGGGTAGAACCCAAGGCAATGCACGAGCTGATAATCATGCCGATGTTTGGAGACGTTTTGGACGATGAGACAGGAGCAGTAACAGTTCCATCCGACGAGGAAGGTGACTGGATGATTTTGGATGATGTGGTTTACCAACGTCCTATCATGGATTTGTTTGGTGGTCAAAATATCTTAAAACGTAGGGATGCAACGTGTAAGCTTATCTATTCTCCAGTAGGTAGATTGGGTGCAAGATTTATTACAACTGAAAAGTTATATGCTGCAACAGAAGATTGCCAGGAAGAATTTTACCAAAATGCCTTTTCTGATTACTCTCAAGAGAACTTCGACATGTTTGCACAACATGTGATGCCTATCATGGAGAAAGCAGTTGCAGCAGACATTTATACTAATAAATGGTTTGGTGATATCACAAGGGCATCTGACGTGAATGGAATTTGGAGTTGGAATAAGTTTGATGGCATTTTTACACAATATGGTAAATACATCGCCAATGGTACTATTCCAAGTGGACAGACTTTTACGATTCCAAGTGGTACGTTAACTCCTTCCCAAGCTTATAATGCATTACAGTCTGCCTATGAAGCACAGGATGGTATCATGCAATATTTTGATGATAACTTGAAAGCATTCTATGTTGACAAGAAATTGGCAAAAGCTTATTGGGATTATCTAGTTCAAGCCGGGTTCACCGTTTTAGTTGAACGTATGCAGGGTATACCTGTTCCAATTTTGGAGTTTGCAGGTATTCCTATAAAGATTAAGAAATGGGATGGTGCATTAGCTGCCTTGAATAGTGGTACTGAAGCTCATGCTGTAATTCTGACCTTACAAGGTAACTTCCTTTATGGTTGTGACAGCAAGTATGGTGGTGGACCAGAAAGGAACGAAGCAATCCGCATTTGGTGGAGCGATGATTCTGGAGTATGGAAGCGTCAGATTCATTTGAAAGCTGCAACAGAAATTGCTGCACCACAGCACACTGTATTTGGTATAACTGCTGGTGCATAATCATTGATTGAAAAGGTTGGAGTAATTCAGCCGATTAAAATAAAATTTTAAAATTTAACTCATGTTAAGTGTAAACATTAAAGGATATGCACCAAGTTGTACCACATCTGTGGGTGGTGTAAGTACATTATTGGTTGGGGATGCATTAGATTTCGACTGGACTCCTGGTACTGCCAATACAGACGGTAGTGCTTCTGGTTATTCAGCAGTATCATTAAGGTCTGGAGCAACATCTACAGGTGGTGCAGGATTCTATGAGATTATCTCCTTACAGGATAGTATCGGAGTAGAAATTGCACAAGCTAACTCGGAGTTTGCTTCATCTGCCTACGAATATACGATTACTGCCAAGGCAGCACATCTTTCACAGTCAATGACAGACTTTGCTATGAAGATGGATACGGCTTCCATTTGTGGACAGTTAGTATTTGTTTGGGTAGATAACGTAGGTAACATATTTGTTGCTGGTGAACGCAGTGTTGGTGGAAACTTCATTCCAAAGTTCAGGTTCAAGATGGATGGAAGTAAGTTTAGCAGTGGAAAGAAGTTTTCAGACTTTAACGGAGGAGAGCTTTCTTTCAAAGCATCGTATTTAAGAGCTCCATTCCAGTTCACAGGTGGTATCAGTGCTATAACTACGTTACAATTGGGGTAATTAAATAAAGTTTTATTATGTCTATAAAAGTTAAAGCCGAACATGCTCACCGTGTGTTCGGCTTTAATAATAGTGGTAAACCCCTCGGTGAAAGAGATGATTGTCATTTGCTTTATGCAGATGCTAAATATCACAACATCACTCATATTTTGGAAATGTTTGAAGAGGTAGATATAGATACAGAACTATTGGAAAGGGGTGAACAATTCATTAAAAGGCGCAAGCCTCCTGTAAATAAAAACGGCAATGGAGGGAAAAGAAAAAAAGATTCAAGGGAAGTCACCGAAAGGTGATAACGGAGGAGAAGGAAGAAAGCTGAAGGTAGAAAACCGTATCAGTATGGATCCTCACGACCCGATACCTATCAACTATGGAGGTAACACCTTTAGAGTTGTTTTGGGAAAAAAATACCTTCCGTTTCTTGCCGGCAAAGACAACTTTCCAAATCTGCTTTTAGAAGCAAGGCTTACAAGTGTTACTCAAGATAGATGTATCAAGAATATAGTCAGAGCTGTAATCGGCAATGGCTTATCAATAAAAGGTGTTGAACCTGATAAGATAGACCCTGCTTTTAAGGAGTGGCTTAAATGTGTAAATAATGACAACGAGACTTTTGATTCATTCTTAAGTAGTACACTTGATGGAGAAAGGGCTTTTGGTAATCAGTTTATTGAATTGGTGAGAGGATCATTTGGGAAGCATAAATTTTTAAAGGTTTACAATAAGAATCTACTATTTTGTCGATTGAATGAACCTGATGATTATAGTAATCCAGTTGCTGTCATTCAAAGTAAGTTATTGGCCAAGCAAGGATACTTACCCATTCCACAAAATGCGATTTCTATTCCATTATATAGTAAAAATATACTTGACCAGAAGAAATGCTGGGTTACAGTAAAGAATGCGGATGGTGAACATACCATGATCCATTTCAAGAATAAGATGAGTGGGGTAGAATATTATGGACTTCCTGATAGCGTTGCTGGTTTAAGATATCAGGTATTGGAAGGCAAGGCTGCACAATTTAACCTTGACAATCTGGATAATAATATGGTTCTTGGTGGAATGCTGATATTAAAGTCAGCCATGACATCTGAAGAGGCTGATGCTCAGGCAAAGGAAATAATGATGACTCATATAGGAGAAGGTAAAACAGGTAGGATTGCTGTTATATCAAGTGAATCAGGTTTGGATGATGTTGAGTACAAGAATTTTGAGACAAGCAAGGATGGTAGTTTTATTGAGTCTGATAAGATGTATGAAAAGAAAATCATTGGGGCAAATGGTTGGAATGCAGTATTGATAAGTGTAAATGATGCAGGAAAGGGATTGACATCTGGAGGAGATTATATCCGTTCCATTTATGACATGATAGAATCCATGTTATTGAATCCTTTGCGTAAAAAGCTCATTGACGAAGTAGTTAAGCCGATTATTGGAATCTGGGCAGATTGGACGGGTAATAATGCCGTGTTGGAATACGAGTTTGAGTTTTTGTCATCAATGCCTTTCTCCTTTATGGGAGAACTTGATCCTTCCACTTTTATGCAAGTAAATGAAGCACGGAGTTTGGGTGGCTTACAGCCCGATAGCAAAATGGATGGTGTTTATATTTCTGAAGTATCTAAAAACAATAAGAAAGATGTACAGACTAAACCGACTGCCTAGAAATGTTTTGATTGTGACTGACGAAGTTATTGCACAAGGGCCAACGGATGCGAATCCTGACCCAAGAAACCTTTTATCTGCTATTCAGATTGCTGAAGAAAGATTTATCAGACCATTGTTGGGCAGACCATTGTATGATGATTTCAGGAATAGGAAAAACACATTGGTGACAAGTGCTAATAATTCCGCATTGACCACCATCATTAATGAAGGAATTAGCGGTACTCAACTAGTATTGAATGATGGCGATATAATCAATGCAATAGAGTTTGTTGAAAATGAACATTATGTTGATTTATGGAACGAGCATTTATGGAAGCTGATTGCAGAGTGTGTGGTTTATATCGCATCACCCACCAATTTCAGTAGGCATACTGCTGCAGGTGAAATGGTGAATAATCCGAAGAGCATTAGTAACGAGGGGAGTGGAGCTAATAGTGTGGATTTGCCTGATATGAAATGGAAGCTTGAACAGATGTTGCAGAATAGGATTGATCCTTTAGTTGCTTCATTGAAAGAGTATATGTGTGAGCAAAGAGGGTATTTCCCTTTGTATAGAGGCGAGTGTGGAAGGAATGAAAGGAATGGTATAAGCGTTGATAGGAAAACTGCCTGGGTAAATGTTTACAAAAGAGATAAGAGAAGGGAGAGTTATGATTCTGCAATGGATTGGAATAGAGATTAATTAACTTTTAAATAAAATTTTATGCAAAAGGCACAAGAAATTGACACGAGTAATGTTTTTGGTTCAGCTAATTCAAATGACGGGATTAGAGGATTGGATTTATCTCACAAGCATTTAGTGGCACAGGCAAAAACTGTTGCAGTTGAACCTATAGTTGCTCAAAAAGAAGTAGTAAATAATCCTGATGTAAATTCGGAAGTTACACCTGTTACAGAAATTACTCCAGCAGTTGAAACAGTAACAGAAAATACTCCAACTGAGACAAAAACAGAAGCAAAAACAGAAACTACAGCTAACGAAACAACAGTAGAAAGTGCAACTACAACAGAGGAAACTCCTGTAAATGCTTCTGAACCATCAGCACCGGTATATACTAACAATGTAACATTGGGAGCTACTCATACAGAAGAAGCTGCTGCAGAAAAGTATTAAGCTTAAAGATGCTTTTTCATGGATGTATTAGAAACAATAGATGTCACAAATGTATTCTGGACAGATGGAACGAACAGGATAGAGATTATAGAAATCATTTTGGAAGGTTCTTTCATTCAACCAAATGCAGGTTTAGGAGCAAATGACGGATTCGAGAAGCGACTAATTATTGACGATACATTATTAGAATTAAACGGTGAAATCTTTTCAATATAATAATTCATGGCTACAATTTTTACAATAACAGAAGTCGGAGACAACTACGAACTAGCTGGTAAAAAGATAATGGTTCATGATTTGACCGCAATAAATGGACAGACAACTTTAAAAATTGATGCGTCCTATTTTGCTCATAGATTGGTTTTACCAGAAGGAACGGTAAGTTATTATCTTCCTGCAAATACCTTACTAAAGGCGCTATGGTTTCAAGGTGGTTCTGCTGCAACAATTGGAGTAGGAACTTCTCCAACAACAAATGACCTGTTTGATTCGGGAGATTTAGCAGAGGATGGGGATTTAGTTTTTGAAGGAATCAAGCCATTTAGAAATCGACAATTGATTTATTTCAATGGAGTGGCGAGTGATACTGTAACAATAATTTTTAAATAAAGAATGATGAAAAAAATATTTATAGCACTATTTATCTTGATTTCAACAGTTGGTATGTCACAAACTCAAGTAGATAGTCTGAATGCAAAAAAAGTATTTAAACTTAATGGCAAAAGGGTGACTGCAATAAGTAATGATACTACTCTTTCACATGCAGACAGTAATAAGTTGATAACAGAATATGCTGCAAAATATCTTATTACAATAAATAGTAGTGGGGGATCTCAAGTAAATAAAGCGGATAGCGGTATTACTTATATGACTCCTACAGAAGCTGCTAAGTATGCTTCATTATGGAATAAGGTTGGCAATGACGTTCGTTATGATAGTGGAATTGTCATAATTGGAAAGCAAGATTCTACCAACAAAATGTTACAGGTTTGGGGAGGCGCAAGTTTTGCAGATAATAATGTTCTGATAAATCAATATGGGGATATATCTTGTAATTCTTTTGGCTCAATTAATGGCACATTTAATTTGGATGCAGATGGTAGAGGACAATTTGCAAGTGAAAATATTTCATGGGATTCTATAGGTAATATTACTGCAAATAGTTTTATTAAGAATGGAGGTACTTCTTACCAATTCTTGAAAGCGGATGGAAGTGTTGATTCAAATACATATCTAACAACAAGTGCATTATCACCTTACGCTACTACAAGTAGTGTAAGTACAGCCCTTGCTGGTAAAGAGCCAACAATAACACCTCCTTACTTAGCAGGAAGGTTTTACAATGGATTTAAAAATTTTGTACTAATAACAACTGATTCAGTACCACAAGGTATCACAAATAAATATTTCGTTGCTGCTGATACTATTGGGCTTGCAGGAAAGGTAAATAAAAGTGACAGCGGTTTAGTTTATACATCTGTTTACAAGGAAAGGGCTGATAGTGGAACATTAGCAGCTGCTATCGCTACTAAAGGGAATGGTACAGTTACAAGTATTACATTAGGGTCGGGAATGAC